TTCCCAATAAGCGAGATGGTATGTTTCCAACAATACCATTTGAAAATAATGCCAATGGACAGCCCCTTCTTGCATACGACGAATTCTGGGAAAGAGATACTAGGCTTGTGATGTACATGGTAAATATGGAATCCAACGCAAGGATTCAATTCCCTGATGATACAAAGAAAAAAGAAGCTCAAAATCTTATCAAGGATATGAATCAGCAAGCCCAGAGAGAAGTTGTAAAGCTTGTTGAGAAGTATAAAGCTACGGTAAATCTATACTGCATCATAGAAGGAGAAGTCTTTTACAGTGGCAGAGACCCAAACAAGATTGATGACTATCCTTTCGTGCCATTTATGGCTTATCACACGCCAGAGTACTCAGAGTACGACCTGAATTTACAGTCCTTTATACGGGCTGCTAGAGACCCTCAGAGAGAGCTTAATAAGCGTATTTCTAAAGCCCTTGATATGATGGATAGCAGACTCTATGGTGGTGAGTATTACAAGCCTGGTAAGCTTATTGACCAAGATGATATGTACCGTACTGGTAATCATGGAAATATAGCTCTTAAAGATGATGCTGTTATTGGACAAGATATTGCTCCACGAGTTCTTCCCGATGTTCCACAGTCTATATTCCAAATGCAAACGATATTTGATGAGAATATCATGAGCGTTCTTAACCTTACTGATGCTTCATTTGGTGTACAACAGAAAGGAGACCAATCTGGATTCCTTACAATGTTACAACAAAGCTCTGCAATGGTTGGTCTACAGCCTCTTTATGATAACCTGAATTTTAGTCAATCGGCTTTAGCCAGTAAGGTTGTCAAGATGTCGCAAAACTGGAGTGATGACAAAATAGAGCGTATCACTGGGAAGCCTGTTTCTCCAATGTTCAGAGATAAAGACTTCTCGAAGTGGGACATGCAATGTGCTCAAAGCGTGTTAACAGAGCATCAGAAGAAGCTCAAGTTCACTCAAATGGTTGAACTTAAAGCTATGGGCATTGATGACATTACAGGTACAATGCTCGCTAAAGCAGCCCCAATACAAGATAGAAGCACATTCCTTGCTGAGTTAGAAGCTAATGAGCAATCGAGAATGCAACAACAACAGCAAGCTCAAGAAATACAGAACCAGAAAGAAATGCTTAATGCCGAATATGTACAGTCGCAGATTCGCGAAAACGAAGCAGATATTACAAGGAAGAACTCAAGAGCAGTAGCTGACGTAGCATTATCCCAAGCCCACACATCTGAGGCAGACCAGAAGAGAGCTAGTGCTGTTCTAGATATGGCTAAGGCTGCTACCGAAATTTCAGCTAACGAAGACTCTAGGTTTTATTCTGCGGTAGATTTTATATCATCATTACAAGATCGTTATCGTGACCAGAATCAGTTAGAACTTTTGCTCGATAAAGGTATTGTTGATGAAATGGCAGACAAATCGCTTAGCAAGCCTGTAGGAGTTTAAGAGATTTCTGTAGCGAAATATTTTCGTGTCTAGATTTTATATGGAGTCTGTTATGACATAGTTGGCATAATACTATCCAATTAGAGCCATCCGATGGATTATTGTGTCTATTTCCATCTATATGGTGTACATGCAGTTTCTCATTACAACTACATATGAGGCAATTGTTTTCATACATAGCTAAGGCTTCTCTTCTATAAAGCTTAACACCTGTTTTATAATGCGGATTTTCTTTTCCTCTTATAAGCTTGTTCGCATTGCCCATACATTCTCTGGAACAGTATAAGTGCTTATATCCTTTTTTGTTTGCTCTATTTATGTCATGTTGGTCCTTCTCGAAATCTTTACCACAGTAGTCACAAATTATTACGGATGTTCTCTTTCTGAATTCAGAAGAACATTCCCTAGAACAGAAATGATTAGAAAGACCTATCTTCAACGACCGATTGATAAGTTTTTGCGATTTTTTGAAAGATTTGCCACAGAAAGCGCAAATCAAAGTCTTCGACCCTAGATAGTTCGATTTTCCAAAACATTCTTTTGAACAAAAATAATGTATAAGTCCTTCTCTTTCTGACTGATTTATATTACTTTGTTTTTTATCAAATTCGATACCGCAATAGTCACATTTTATTATTGGCATAAGATAAAACTCCTGTAGTTAATCCTGATAATGAAAAATTAGAGCAGGCTACTCAGGAGGTAGCTTTTCGGAAGCTATCCTAGCTCTATCTAGGAGTATGCCACAAATAATATTTAATGTTAATGACTTTTATCATTGGAGAATTAAATATTTTATTGCTAAGCTTAAGGAATATAATATATATGTAACATGAGTTTGAGATGGATTTCAGTAAAGAATGTACAGCAGACGAAAAAGAACGTACAGTAAACGGAAAAGAACGTACAGCAGGAGGCTGGCGAAAAGAGATTAGAAATATAAAGAATGAGAAGCTTTTTTCCTTAGCAAGCGGTACAGCAAATGTTACTATATGCAATAATATTACGGCTCTGATAAATAGAAATAAAACACCAAAAGAAGCAGCAAAGATAGCCTTAGAATTTGCTAAAGGCTTGCCAGTAAACAGTTAGAGAGGGATATATAATGGTTCAGGAATTAACAAGTTATCCAAATCCTTGGGCAGAGATTCTTGGTTCAGTGGGACAAGGTTTTTCAAAAGGCATGGTTAAAGGTGCCGATGACTGGAGGGTAAATCGTGCCCTTGAAGACCAAGATATTTCCAAAGATCCACAAGCTTATGTCAATGCTTTGATGAAATCTGGCGCATCGGATGAAGCAATAGAAAAGAATTTAAAAGGTGTGGAAATGGTAAAAGGACTACAGAAACAGCAAAGAAGTGATTCCATTGAGAGAGATAAGTTTGATTATATAAAAAGCCAAGACAAAGCTTCAAATACATTAAAAACTAGGGAACAGCAACTCAATGAGGATAAATATAAATCTACCTTGGATAAAGATGTCCGTACCGAGCAACATCAAGCAGCAAGAGATTTAGTTGCAGACGAAATTAGTAGAGCAAAACTTAGCTATGATGGAAATATTAACAACCGTAAACAGTATGAAAAAGAGCTTGATGTTTTAGGTAAGGAAGCTAATTTTGAACTTAAACTTTTGCATGAACGTTATCCTGTTGGAGTTCCAGAAGATAAACTTATGGCTCTTGAAGAGAATATGCAATACAAGAAACAAAGGATTGCTAACGCTTATTCAAGTCAACCAGAGCAACAAGGACAATCGGTTGAGGGAAACGAACCTCAAGAAAGATCATCATTAGAAGAAATCCTAAATCCTACAGAAGTGCAACAGCAATATCAAGCTACTACTCCTAACGAAGAATTACCAGAAGTACCGACTGATACAATTAAAATTCCAGAACGAAACTATGGAACGCCAAAAGGTAGAGAAAAATATTCGAAAAAACTTGCAACTCAAGCTTACAAATATAAAGGTTCACCAGAAGCCTTTGGACAAGCAATAGCAGATAGTGGAAAAGGGTATACTAACGATGAGATTCAGGATGCTATAGATACCTCAGAAGACAAAAAATCCAATGAAAGATCTAAAAAGCAAGAGGCTACGGAAAAATTAATTGAAACTGAACGTTTTAAGTATGTAACTGGTATGCTTCTTGAAGACACTACTCGCAAAAACTTAAACAACATAGGATTATCTTCAGATGAGAGGGAGAGTCTTCTTGCCGAATGGAATCCTCACGCGGCTGAACCAGTTACTGGAATACTGCCAACTACTATGAACGCTGTCCAAAAAATTTTCGATAAAACTGGATCAGAGGAAAAGGTTAGAAATTACCTAAAGAGTAGACGTATTTCCCCGGGTGGAACAGAGGTAATACTAAATGAACTAGGTATAAATGATGAGAGTCGTGCAAAGATAGCAACTGAAAAGGATACGTTAAAGCAGGAGAATGCACAAAAAGCAACTCTAGCCAGAGAAAAAGCAATTGATAAAGCAAGACTGAATTATATGGTTGGCAATTTAGGAATATTTGGCACGAAGAAAAAGCTTAAAAATTTAGTTGATTCTGATATGAGCAATAAACTTATGTCTGAATGGGAACCGAATGCTGCTAAATATAACGGATCGCCTGTGATTATAAAACCTGAAACCATTGAGAAAGCTAGGGATATTTTAAAGAAAACAAAATCTGAAGATAAAGTGCGAAAATATTTGTCTCGTTTTCGTGAAGATAGAGTAGATGCCGTAATAAATGAAATTACGAATAGACCTCCAAAGAACTTTCTTAACGATATGATAAAGCAGAATGAAAACCCATTATTTGATGGTCTTATGGACCTATTTGGGAGGAATAATATTGATGAACGATCTGCAAGAACGAATAGACGTAGCTAGAAATGCAGGGTACAGTGATGAAGAGATCTATAAGGTATTAAAAGCATCGTCAAATGTAAAACATAATCCGGAAGATAAAAGAAATTGGACTGAAAAAGTTGCTTCACTTCCTGAAGTTTTTGGCAAAGGACTTAAATCGTCTTCGCTTGGCATTCTTGTTGGACAAGGTCCAACATTTGATGAGATGCGTGATGATGCTGTTGGGGATTACAATTGGCTACAAAGAACTGTAATGGGTGGTGGTCAAGTTATTGGAGACTTGCCTGCTATGGTAGGAGCAGGAACAATAGGCAGTCTTGCAGGAAGTCCTGTTGTAGGAGCAACTGCTGCATTTGGAATAACTGGTGCTATAAGAGAGGGATGGAATCAATATCAAGAATTTAAGCATGATAATCCAAATAGCGACTTCACCTTTGCTGATTTCATTGATAAAGCTCCTGAAATAGCCAAGGAAACGGGCAAGGAAGCTTTAATAGGATTCGTTACTGGAGGTGCTAGTAAATATCTTAAAGCTATATTACCAAGGACATCTAAAGTTTTTGGAGTTAAAACTCTTGATAATTTAGGTAAGGAGTTTTCTGCTCTTACAGGCATTGGTAAAGCAACTGTTGCTACAGGAGAACTAGCAACAATGACGACATCAAGTTCTCTTATAAAAAAGGGGGAATTGCCTTCTACACAAGACTTCATTGATAATGCTATTCTTCTTACAGGAATGAAATTAACTGAACATCTTGCTGGTAAGATACTAAGCTATGCTAAGAAAAATAACATTGATCCAGATAAGATTGTAGAAGCAGCTAATGAAGATGGACTATCTACAGAAGAATTAAATCAGGCTATACCAGAAGACACTTTAAGAGTAATAGAAGAAGTAGAGAAGGTTCGTGAACCACAAAGACACGAAGCAGCAGAGAAAGGTGATGATGTTGCAGAGGCAGCACTTATTTCTAAAAAAGCTATAGCAGCTAAAGAAATAAAAGAGGAACTTACTAAAGATGTTGCGAAGATTGATAAAGAACGTAAAACAGAAGCACGAGAAGATATTCATGAAGCTAAAAAAACTGGTGAAGAGCTTCAGAAGAATTACGATAAAGCTGTAGACAAGTCGGAGTTTTCAGAAGATAAATTATTAAATGAACAAGTCGAAAAAGCTAAAGATATAGAAGAAAAACGTTCCTTTGAGCACGAGAAGAAAGAATCCCGTCTTGTTAAAGATTATGCTAAATTAGACAAGATTCTTGAGAAGGATATTGTAGAACAGAAAAAGGAATCGGCTAAAAAGTTTGCCATTCAAGAGAATAATGCTTTAGGAAAATTAAGTAGAGATAGAGAGAAGAAATTAGAACTTATAGATGGCAAGTTATCTGATTCGCGAACAGAGGAATTCCGCAAGAAGCTTGTTGAAAAAAGGAATTCGGTTATTAATGACTATCAAGAAAAGGTTAAATACGTCCTCAGAAATGAACCATTAAAGACTCGCTTTGAGAAATCATCATTAAAACTTGACAATGACATTGAGAAGCTGAAAATAGCATCAGAAAAGATGAAAATTGCTCTCAAAGAAAAAACCAAGAAAGATATAGATGTATTGTATAACAAGAAACTTGCGGATCTCAATAGAGCAACGACATTAAAAAGTAGGGCTGTAGGTCGTGAATTAGTATCTATTCAGAAGTCTATAGAAGGTAAGGCTCAAAAGCTTTCCGCTAAATATGCAACAAATATGAAAAAAAGAGATGTTACATATAAAACTAAGATTCAGAAAGCTAAAAAGGCCGCAGTAAAGAAGTTTGTATCATCTAAAGAAAAGATTCAAGCTGGATACACTGCAATAGGGAAGTCTGATAAGGGAATTCTTACAATAAAGAATAAGCCATCAGCTTCGCAAGACTATAAAATGACTCGAAATGGAGCCGAGGTTAATAGATTAGCAGACAGTAATTCATTAACCGTACTAGAACATTCAAACGAATTAAGCGATATAGATTCTGGATTCAAAACTGCTGAACAAGAGACTGCTTGGTATGGCAAAGTTGCTAAGATGTTTAAGGGTTTTGGTAGCAAAATGTTTGTTGATTTACCATTTGAATCTATTGGAGATAAAGAGACAGGCTTTCATGTAAAAAACATGTTTTCTATAAAAGAAAAAGTTAAAGGGGAAGCCTTATCTCTTCGCCGAAAAATGCGCGATGCCGTAAAGAACGGTGATGATATGGCTGTTATATTAGCTTCTGAATTAGATAACGCTTCTTTTGCTAAGTTGCCACAAGATATACAAGATAGAGCTTCTAAAGGGAGGAATCTTCTCAGGGATTTTACTGATAAGTATGGGAAACAATTAGAGGACTTGGGAGCTTTTAAACATCAGTTCCCAAAGTCTCGTATAACATATAATAGAGAGCAAATAGAACTCACAAGACAAGATCTTCTAAAGGATATACCAAAGGGCGAGATAGCAAAATTATCTAAGAAACTTAAGGATTTGGTAGCCGAAAATAAGATTCTTGAGTCTGTTAAGTTTACGCATATACCTACTGCAATGTGGTGGGAATCTGAATATTCTAAGAATCCAAGTATGGCAAACAAGGCACTAAGGCTTTTATCGAATAAACAAAGAAAAAACCTTACTATCAACGACTTAGTACAGACCGGTAAAGTTGATACAAAGCTTGTTACATTAGATAATATATTAGTAAGTTATGCCTCGAAAGTAGCCAATGATATATCCGTGCTTAACATTGCGAATTCTGCAGTTATGTCTGGACTTGCTATAAAGAAAGGTTCGCCTAAAACTGGGTATAAATCTGGATATGTGCCATTATCCTCTATTCGTTCACCAGTCCTTGCTGGATATGAAGCACACCCAGTCTTTGCTGAATGGTTACATAACTATACATCAGACTATAATCATGGCTTTATATCTCGCATGCTTGGTATGACCAAGGGTTTAGCCTTCTATAATCCATTTATACTTCCAGTTTATGATTTTTACCAAAGTATACAACTTGGAGGTATAGGGCCTACATCTAAACTTGTAAAAGCTTTTAAAGGTAAGAAATCATATTCGTTAGAATACCAAAGGGCTCTTGAGAACAATCTATCATCATCTCCATTTGATATAACTTTTGATGATTTCAAGGCAAACTTAGCTGTTGCTTCAAAGAATCCTTTGGTTGAATTTATTAGAGATTTCGCAACTAAAGGTAATCTTAAAACCTTCGGGTTGAAAGCTATATATAACTTTTCCTCTCGCATAGCATGGAATCTTGATAGAACTATGCGTTTCGCATCATATCTTCATCTTGAGAGCAAGGGTTTTAGTCCTAGAGATGCAGCGCAAACAGCAGCTCGTTTTCATGGAGATTATGCTTCGGTTAAACCTCAGCTACGACGTACATTAAATAACTTTTTCTTCACTCCTACATTTAAGTTAATAATGGGAAGAGTCCAATATGATATGGTTAAGAATGCAGGTAAACTTGCTTTAGGTAAGCTTCCAGAAGATCCCGCACAAAGAGCTGTTGCAAAGGTTATGGCTAAAGGTTTATTTAATACCGCTGCGATTATGATTGGAACGGATATGTTTATGCAATGGTTTGGATTTGATAGGCAACAATTTGGTAGGAAATATTACAAAGAAGTCGATGATGATGGGAAGAAAAAAGAGCTGGTCGTTACGTTGTCCAATCCTACAACGACGGTAACAAAGTTTGCATACAGAGGTAAGGAAGCTTTAGATCCACTTAATGGAAATGCTTTGGATTCGTTTGTAAAGACTTTTTCATGGGAATTACACCCTGTATGGCGTGTTGCTAATGAGATAATATCTAATAAAAATTATGAAAACGAACCGATTTTTTCTGCAATTAGTGACTCTTCAGTAGAAAAGCTTGCTAAGTCTACAAAATATGCTCTTAAACGTATTGTTGCAATATCTCAGCTATTTAGTGAAGAAGGTAAGATGACTGCTGAGTCAAGAAAAGCTCTATTTAAAGATTTAGATACGTTACCTGCTATGCTTATAAATACATTTGGATTCAACTATCTTAGGAATACTAAAGACAGCAGAGACGCATACAGAATAAAGAAAATAATTACCGACTTTAAAAGTGATGCTAAAAATGGAAGGCTCACAAAAAAACAAATAGAAGCCGGAGCAAGAAAGATTGACTATATTGTCAAGAATTACAATGCGGAAAAGAAATAGTTCTCTACGCCGACAAACCTGTGGAAAAGAAATAACTCTTTTTCGCTAAGGGCCGTATGGGCCTCCCTAATTGCAAGATGGGGCTAGTTTCTTGCTGTTAAATTCAAACAAGGAGATTATTATGTCTGGTGAATTATATTCAAACGACCCTTTTGGTGGAAGAAGGGCCAAAGCACAAGGAGTACCTAGAAAACATGTGCATCAGCGCGCGCCAACTGCAAATGATAAAACTGTAGATATAGGTGACATATGGGTTGATTCTCTATTAAAAAAGGCTTACGTCTGTTCTGGTAAAAGCGGCGGAGTGACCACTTGGGAAAAACTAGCAAAATCCTTAGACTTCCAAGAAAGCGTATTGGCTCAAGTAGCCGAAGGCGCTGCTACTGAAACGCAAGGCTATCGTTACCTTTCTACTACAACTGGAACACTATGGACAGAAGATTATATCTATGAGTACAAGTCTAGTGCATGGGAAGGAC